CGTCTGCTTGGTCACCTGCTGTACCAACAGCAACCTTGAGGGGTACTAAACACTCTGCCTTATGCTTCTCGTCACCGTTGTGTGAAGTATATGTTCTATACAACCACCAACCAGGACCAGAAATACCACGAGTTTTGTTAGACGCAATGCTGTCCTCAGTTGTGTCAACAAATACTAGTGAATAGGAATTACTATCTCCACCTTTGATAACATACTCAGCAACCGCCTTTGGTGGTGTGCGTCGAATTACACTTGCAGCAGAAACCGTTGCAGTGCTTCCCGCATAATTCTTATGCAGTTCTATTGCAGTAGTACTGGTTACTTGCTTGACGATGTAGTTAACACTACTGATCTCTAGCACGTCACCTACAACTACTGTATCGCCTGCGTTCTTAGTAACAGTTGCATCACCATTTGTGACACTAATATTATTACTAAACGCTGCGGCATCTATTTTTCCATGGACAGCCATTGTAATCTCCAGACAGTGTGAGTATTCCTGTATTTATTTATTAAAGATAGGCTTTAGAGATATTTGTAGCGAATCCTATGACTGTAGTACCAGCAGCCAATACTGCTGCTGCACCTATCACCCATTTCTCTACAACTTTTAATCTTTCTCTTAGCTCTTCTTGTTTTTCTTCCAATCTCTCAATTTTTAATTGCATCACAGTGATACGTGTCTCCTGTGAGGCATCTAATGATAAGTCAGTCATAGTATAAGGTAAAGTCTACCCTATATATCCACCTAATCAGCGGTGAATTTTCTATCCTTCATGAATCCCCACTTGCCTTTATGGTAAGCACGGACGCCACGCTTGTCCTTAATAGGAGCGTCACCCTTATCTCTTCCAACCAATTTTCTATAATCTGAAGACTTACGACCCTTCTTTGCTTTAACTAGTGCAAGTTTTTTCTTGAACAGTTCAGAGTCGGTCTCCATCCGTTCTGAAAAGTAGTCCATTAGTTCTTAGGATCAGCAATATCTATAAAGATGCCACGATACTTTCTATCATGGTCTTCTGTCATCTGTTGCATCATACGAAGCTTAAGACGTTCTGCTAGTTCTTTCTGCTTCTCTACAACACTCTCATCATCTGACTTTGATTCTACAGATTCCTCTACTTCTTCTGGTTGAGATGGACCTGCATTGTGTGTACCTTCCGCTATGGGCTGTTCATTTCTCTTGGCTTTCAGGTTATCAAGTGCTTCCATACGCAGTCTTGACACACCCTCTCGCACTCCAGCGACAGCGGGGTTTAATTTTTCTTGCATGAGATCTTCCTTTTTTGGATTGATAACAACGTTATTCCCACCCCTCAATTTCTTCTTGGTCTGTTTCAGTTTTGCTGTGTTCTCTTCGCTCACTTGCCTACCTCCACAGATATGTGTTCACGCCAACTATACCCTTCGGACATACGACGTGCAACCCCACGAGCACCACGTGCTACAGCTCTAGCACCAGCACCAATGGCTTTTTTCAAACCAGACTTAACTTTATCATATGTGTTTGGTTTGTTTGATTTCCTAGATGCCACTCCCTTGTCTGACACAGGGGACTTATTATCGCTGCTCTTATTACCCCAAGTACTAGGTTTACTTGGTCTTTGCTTGGCACCCGTGTCCTTCTTGGTATCATATTTAGCATTGCGAGCAGCCTTATAACCAGCGGCAAACCCACCAGCAGCACTACCTGCAACCTCACCAGCACCACGAGCAACCTTCTTAACAGTCTTACCAGCACCCTTAGCAGCACTCTTAACAGCACTACCAACTTTCTCACCAGTATTAACTGCCTTACCAGCAGCGGTTCCAACGGCACGACCTGCAGTAGATGCAGCACTCTTGACTGCTGCTTTTACTTTCTCTTTACGAGACACCTGTGGCTTAGGTGCAGGTTTAGGACTCTCCTTCTTACGTGGTGCACCAGTAGCAATATGCTCAAATCCTGGTGCCTCATTGAGGAGACAGATACCATCAATTGCTTCCAAAGCTTCCTCTAAGAGACCTTCTTCATTCAATTCAGATAGTATTTCCTCTGCCATTTCTTCAAGATCTTCAAAAGAATACTCATCTAAATCAGATGAGTTCCAATCAAAGTATGAGTCCAGATCAAAACTATCTTTGACAATAAGATTAAGATCTTCAGGACTCTTGGCAGTCTTACTGCCATCCTTGTTTATAACTGTGTAGCGTCCATCTGCCTTGCGTCCTGTTACAAGTAGTTGTGTACCACCTGCTTGGACCACCCGACCTACATTTCTGTCATCAGATTTATTCTTATCGATAGCAGTTCTCTCTACTGGAAACCCTGCATATCCTTCCTTTAAATCCTTAACAGCAAGTACATTATCATATCCTTTTTCGAGTCTTTTACCCTCAGGTTTTGACCCTTCACGGACATGCTTCATTATAGTTTGTTGGTCGGAAAAAGAGTAGCCCATGAGGGCTGCAGCGACCTTTATATCATTAGACATTACTACACGTTAGCTTTGGTCTTAGTATTATTTAGTTTTTTATTGTTCTTCACGTTGAATTCTGAGAACTTTTTCACCTCCTGTCCAGGTGTCATTTGCTGAACAGCCTGTCTATATGTATCAGTTCCAACCTTCCAATCATTTCCACTACCATTGTCTGCTGAGTAGTTAGACTGGTCATTTGACATATCTAATCCCGTAGGTCTGGTCACTGCTACCTCTTGTATATGCTGTAACCAACATCTAAATTCATCCCCAAACTGGGTGTCTTTAAAGATTGCATAGTTAGGTCCACGATGCACAATGACTCCTCTAATACCTGAGTCCATGTGTTCAACCATGGTTCCAACTTGGAATATCCTATTGAGAACATACTGCTCTCTAAATTCTGTGAAGTCTAACTTAGGAGCATACTCCCATAGTTTCATTTCATGAACTGACTCCTTCTTCTTAGCATTCTTCTTCTCTTTAGGAGGCGGAGTCATCCCTGCCTTAACTGCTGCCATAAGTGCAGCACTATCCTTCTTGCTCATGGTACCAGAACCAGCATGGAAATTATCATGGTCATCACCCTGAGCATGCTTACGTTGTTGAGAAGCAGATAGTTTTTCTATAGGATCATCACTATCTGGATTCCTTTGACCAGCAGACTTAACACTGATACTCTTGAAATCATAGTGTAATCCATTGTATTTCTGTAGTAGTTTATCAAATTCTTTTACTCTGTCATCACCAACTACCATGGTGACGTGCTCATGACCTTCATCATTTAGGTCACGCATTATATCAAAGATGTTTTTATGTGCTTCGTTGTTCTGGATTGCCTTCTCATGTTGCTTAAACATCTTACGCATGTACCCTACCTTCTCATTAGCACTCAAAGGGTTCTTCTTATGCTCCTGCGTTCTAGAAGGGTAGATACGATAGTTACCACTGTCCCCACCATGCGCCTTAACTGTATCAAGGAGTTTTCCATGTCCAGCATGAGGAGGATTAAAACGACCAAAAGTAATTGCGACATGCTTATCCTCAGGTTGTTGGGATTTAGCTGTGCTCTTCTTCTTAGCAGCGTCGGTTGCTTCTTTTAAAAATTCTATGAATTTCATTTAATTCCAGTCCTTAGCAACAGTGAAGTTAGCACGTGAGAACTCAAGTCTATCTACTAACTTTAGCGCAGTACCGTCTTTAATAGCCACAAAACCCTCAGGTGCAGTGACACGGTACCCCGTCTCATCTTCAATAAACGTTCCCACACCTTCGATCTTATTCAGTCTTTTAATGATCTGCTCCTTAGCAGTCATGAGACTTTTATAACCAGAAAGCGCAGAATAGATTACGTTCTTGTTAATATTTAGGTATTTTATAGCGTCATCTTTTTTCTTCGCCCAATCCTTGCGCGACTTCTCAGTTTTCTTCTTGTCAATCTCCTTATCATATCTGTCAGATAAGAACTTAATATACCCTGCAGTCATAGTCTGTGAACTTGTAGGGATACTACCCTTCTTGACAAGAGTATTGAAATAAGTCTTGAATACAGCGGAGTATTCCATTGGTTTGGTACCACCACCTATCTGATTCAAGAAATGCTTTCCAACTCCCAGTTCACGCTTAGCTTTAGTTAGAATATTATTGAACCTTGACTTCTCTGTAGAAGTTAAGTTTGCTTTACCACTAACATTAGTAAACTCAGCAGAAAATACTGCAATCTTTGGTACCCCTTGCAATTTTGATACATCGACACCGAAGGATGCACCACCTTGAATACCATTATATGCTGTGTGAAATACTATACCAATATCACTAGCAGCAACCTTGCTTCCAAGTTCTGTGTCTTCTTCTATACAATATGTAATTGTATTAGGTTTGAACTTATAACATGCTACACCACACATCATAACCTTGGATGGTTTCTTGGTGTATAAAAGATCCCCTTGAAGTACACCTTCAATAGGTAGTGCTGATAACTCTCTAAGACATGTCTTTAAAATGCTATTAAGACCACCAGGATAATGAAGATCAATAAACTCTTCATCAAAACATATCTTTGGTTGAGTCTTATTAAATACAGATTTGGTGCCTACGAAAAATCTTCCATCAAGACGACCACATACTATAGCAGGAGCACCATCCCATTTAGTAGTAACCTTAACGTCACTACCACCATGACCAGTGGTCAACATATCCCTAAGAGATTCCAGAAAACCTATAGCATTCTGTGCTCCAGGATATCCATTATTAAAGATGTCATCTTCTAGGTGTTCTAGGTGAGTGTTCTTTGCCATGCTCTTATTATATCACACTTCGTACCGAATGGTAATCTGATTCATGCGGAGTCCTCCTGCTGCTCTTCCACGTCCTTTCTTTGAGATACGCACACCTGCTACTGACATGACCTGTCGTATAACAGTGTCATCTATTGGTCTGACACCAGTTTCAGTAAACATATGTGTGGCACACTTTTCATTACCAGATCCAAACTGAATTTCACCTGTCAAGCATTCTTTAGTCAGTTCATACTTAAATTTCTCATAGATCCCACCTACCTGTGGGTTCTTTCTGGTTCCTAAGATGGATTGTAGTTCATAGTTAAGTCCACCTGCCCTGGTTACGTCAGACATTAAACGATCTGCCTCAGCAGCAGTGATGGTACCAGTATTATTCTCAAACTTGTTATTGATCTGTTCTATAACTGCCTGAAGGAACCCCAAGGTTTCTGTATCTGACTTTGTACCATACTCTAATGCTGTCCTTCTAAAGACCTGTTCAAGAAATGTAACACTCTTATCAATACCAGCACTACTCAATTGAAATGAGTTACCCCATTTCATACTACATCGATGCTTAAGACCGTTCCTAAGAAAAATAATATCAGTCTTTGGTTCCGTACCACCACTCAACTTCCTAAATGATTTATGAAATGACTGTGCTGTACTGAGGTTTGCTGGTGTTAAATCTCGGATAACATTTTCTGCAGCAGTTTTAATCTCCTGTGGTATGCTCTGCATCTGACGCACAGATTCATTCCAAGTAGTTAACTGTTTGGAATCTAAAGCAGTCTCCTTACCCACAACAGGTCCAAGACCATAATGCATTGCTGCCCACTCAAATTGGTTACCCTTATTAGCCATTAAAAAAGAGGGTATCTCTACCCTCTATTTAGATAACCATACCACGCTCTCTTAGAATCGCTTTGTAAGCCCCACCTGGATACTCATCTCTAACTTTCTTTACTGTAATCAATTTCTCATATAGTTGATCCACTTTCTGTTCACTCTTCCGACTCTTCCATAACTGAGTAACAATAGTGTCCAACTCAGCATCATCAATCGGTAAATCCAACTTTCATATCCTCCAGTAAGGGTACGATATCAATAATATTTTCAATATTATGAAGCATATCAGCAATGTGCTTACTGATATATGGTTTCTCTGTACGTGCTGCAAAGGTTAGTGCTTCACGTAAATCGTCTTGTGCATCTCTTAGAGATGATTCTACTTGTTCACTTAGTGCCATTAACGTCCTCCTCATAGAATAGGTCACCATCATTACCAAACATCATTGACTTCCATTCGCCGTCAACTTGTTTGTATACTTCTAAACAGATCTCTTCGCCAGCAGGGGTCTTGGTAGACCAAATGCGAAACCACCTGTCCTTGTCCTCATCGAAGACAAACCCCCGTGCTTCTAACGAGTCCTCAAAACAATCAACTTCTATATCATCAACGGTACACACTACCTTGTCAGGATCCCACTTGGGATCATCACTAATAAAGAAGTTCATTATCGCACCATAAATGCGATCAATTACAGTGTGGGTCATAAGATCTCATGTATAATGTAAAGACTGCCATCCCTAGGGGGATAAAAATAAGATAAGGCATTAGATGTCTCCTTTTTTACGGTGTTCAGAGTGTTCCACTGTAAACTCACCTGTAGGATAACGTGCTGCTAACTTAAGTGTGTTTAAGTAAATCACCTCATCCAAGCGAACTCCTAATGCTAGGCATGCTTGGGCAGCATACCACATTATATCACCCAATTCTTTCTGTAGATGTTCCTTGTTCGCATCATCATATGGTTTACCTTGGAACTTAATTTTCTTAACGATCTCAGCAAACTCACCTGCTTCTGCAGTAAGACCACTAGCAGCGGTGTCTAACCTAGCAACATTACACCCTGCTTCAATCAACTCATCAATACGTTCTTTGTAGTCAGCAGTTGTTTGTGAATGTCTTGATGTTGTCTTGTCAACAAATTGAGTATACTTATCTAGATCGATTTGTAATTTCTCATTGGGATCTTTCTTTGCTCTCCTCTTCTTTGTCTTCTCTTTAATCTTCTTCTTTGTCTCTGGTGCTTTAACCCTTGGATCATTTGCTACATCAGCAGCATCCTTATAAGTTTGATCAGCAATCTCCTGTGCCTCATCAGACATCCCATCAATACGATCATGGGTTCTGGAGTTCATCTCTTCAGCCTTCTTGGCAACTTCATCATTGAAGCCCTGACCTCCTGGTGTGTTGTCTACGAATGAACCTGTCATACTTTTAATTCAGCGAATGGTTTTTTAGCAGGTTGTTCCTCGGTATTATTTGCATCAACCAAGGACTGCTGGTCCTGTGCTACATCATACAATCTCATCTTATTCCTGTCAATACCCACAACAAATCTTTTATTTGCTGTAGGATCATTGTAACGATTCTTTAATTGTTTTACCTTAATCTGATTCAAACCTTCCAACTCTTCTGTACTGATAAGAGCAAACATAAGGTCAGCAGTAGCGGGAAGACCGAATGACTCAGAGGTATCAGTGAGATCGACGTCACTACTAGCGAACCCACTACGAGTCGTTTGAGTAGCGGACATGATAGGTACGTTAAATTCACCAGCAAGCCCCCTTATTTCTTCAGCAATTGCTTTAATATAAGTGTAACTATTTACGATAGTTCCCTTATATCTAGACGACGCACATATATTAAGGTAATCAATGAAGATAATATCAGGGTGGAATCCCTTCTTCAATGACAGTTCATTTAAGAGTGCTTTAAAGTGACCCACATGTGCAGATGCCGTGGGATATTCCTTGATTACTAACTGTCCTTGTGTCTTCTTACGCAGATCGTTTATCTTAGTTTGATACCTCTGCTTAGTGAACATAGGATCACTTAGGGTTTGTATGTTGACGTCGAGGAGGTTTGCATCAATTCGCTCTGCAATTTTTTCTTCTGCCATTTCCATTGTAATGTATAGAACGTTCCGTCCTTGCAGCAAGACGGAGCTAGCCATGTGGCACATGAATAAAGATTTGCCGACACCAGTACCAGCAAGCGCGATGTTAAGAGTTTTGTTAGGGAGACCACCTTTGGTAATTTTGTTAAAGTATTCCAAATCAAAGGGAATCTTCTCCTCCTTACGGTGATAGAAGTCATATCGTTCTGAGGCATCTTTAATGTAATCGTGTCCTACATGATCATCAAAGCACACTCCAATAGCATCCGAGAGGATGGATGGAATGGCATCTTTAGTTCGAGTCTTATCTTGATCATCAGCGATCTTGATTGACTCCATGAGAGCTAGATATATCGCTCTTTCTTTGCACCACTTTTCAGTGCTATCGTATAACCAATCTTCGTTGTACTGAGTCTCATCAAGGTTTAACAGGAGTTCATCGATCTCTTTGAAAACAGATTCATTAACATCTTTTCTATTCTCAACCTCTATCTGAAGAGCACTAGACTCAGGAAGCCCATCATATTTATCAATGTAAGATCTTACCTCATCAAAAACTACCTTGTACTTAAATTCCTCAAAGTATTCTTCCTTAATAAAAGGCAACACCTTCCTACAGTAAGAGTCATCCGAGATGAGTTTACTGAGAACTATATGATGTATCATGTGTAATGTAAATAGGTTCCAATAATATACTTGTCCTCACTCACAGGTTTCAATCCTGCATGGGGAAACATCCACATTGGTGGGAATACAAGCAAGCTACCTTGCTTAGGTTTGACACGGTAATCTATGTCCTGAAATTCCGTCTCGCCACCCTCTTCAACATCGTTGAGATAGAAGAATAAGACGAGGAATCTGCGAGAAGAATCATGATCACCCACATCGACGTGATAATCAAATCTATCGTGATTGTTTGGCGCATAATGTTTTAATCTAACTTGTTCTAAGGTATTCTTAGGTGGCCAGTGTTGCCTACATCCTACATCAATCATGTATTGTTCGGAGTAGGACTTAATAGCAAGTAACAGTTGGTTATGTACCTTTGTCCACTCTATATTAGCCTCATGTTCTGGTCTCTCTGCCTCTAGAGTGATGTTAACCATGTTAAATGAAGGTCTACCTTCATTATCCCAACGTTCAACTGCTTCCTTTTCCTTTTTATAAAGGTTGATTATGTTTCTACACAGGTTGGGATCGAGTACGTTCTCATAAACACGTATATAGTGTTTAATGTCCATACCCAAACTCCTTCTGTGCACATTCATCTAACGCTTGAAGTACTTCTGGGGTGAAATACTCCTCAGGATTTTCAAGAATGTTCTTTGGATACACTTTCTTCTCTCCAATCTGGTAGCGGTTTCCAGCCTTCTCAAAGACTCCATATTTTTCTCCCAGTTCGAGGAGTCCGTAATAGGTGTCCAGTCCTCGTTCATCGAAGAATAATCTCGTGGATACTTTGGCATTCTCCTTGGTGAACCTAGACTTCTTGGTCTCACATTTAATGATGTTACCAATAACTTCCTTACCATCCTTCTCTTTAGACTTGCTTAAGAAAACAATAGTAGAAGCAGCATATTTAAGTCCACTGCCACCACCCATCTCCTTTGTAGGCATGTAAGCACCCACAACATCATACGTATGGTTGGTAACTATTAAGGGAACATTAGCTTTACCTAATTTAAGAGTCAGAACTCTAAAGATTGCTTTAACAACCTGTGCCCTTGTCATATCCCTAGTGTCCTTACCCTCTGTTGAATCTGCTATCTCCTTAGAAGTAGAAAGCATACCAAGAGAGTCAAGAACGAACAACATAGGTTTGCGTTCTGCCACTGGGTAGGCAAGATATTTATCAATAATCTTTAGTGCTTGAGTACGAAACTCTTGTACTGTAGTAACAGGTACACTATGAACACGTTTAGAATCAATCTCTCTGTCCTCTAATAACTCCTTAGAGATAGCAGACTCCGATTCAAAATAAAATACATATGCATCTGGATGTGTCTCCAGAAAATGCTTACACATACTAAGAGCAAAGAAAGTCTTACCAGTGCTAGACTCACCTGCTAAAGCCGTGATTTTGTTAGACGGTAGACCTCCATAAATGCTGCCAGAAAGAAGAGCATTAAAGATATAACTACCAGTGTCAATATAAGAACCGACATCCCCAGTAGTCCCATCGGCAACGACGCCAGCATAATCATTTTCAATCTCCTTTGCTATGTCAGCGAAAAAACTGCTTGTCATATTAATCTCCAAATAAGAATTCCAACGTGGCTTGTGGTTCTGAATGCCAGTTCATAGTGTCCAGGATAACCTTAAGCGGTTCGAGGAAACTCTTCGAGAATTGTAGTTCGTAGTCCACTTGTTTGTCAAGTCCAAACTCAGTCGGAAGGGTTTGGAAAAACGAGATAACGTTCTCGTTAATACGGTTTGGTTTTTTCAAATATAAAAACTTGATCTTCTCACCCTCTTGTATAAGAGGATACTTATGAGAAATCTTATGCTTCTTAATGTAATGATTGTATAGCAACGCACCTCTTACATGGATAGGACAAGACTTACCATAGATTGAATGTGGTGAACTGTTCTTAGCAATATTATTACATCCACGAGGGAACGCAATGTCCTCTAACGGCATGGACTCAAAGTCAGTACGGAAATCAGACACGAAGTCCTGCAACTCCTGCTCCGTACCACTCATCATGATTTCTAATGCTTGTTTAATCTTGTTTCTGCAGGGACCAGGGGTTGAAGATTTAACTGCTTCAATCCCCATCATCTTTAACTTGGGCTTCTCGTAACGAACACCCTCTGAGTCCCATACGTTTAATATGTATCTCTTCTTAGCAGTCCATATACCTTTGTTAGCAATATTCTCTCGCTTCATGACCATCTTATTGTCATAAGCATTTACATAGGTTGCCAATTCTTCGTAAGAATTTTGTATATACTTTTCAAGTTCCACGTCACACACCTTCGTAAGGAACCGCAGAGTGCGTATATCGCTTTCCTCTCGCTCCTTGAATACAGCCTGAACCATAGGACCCATATTAAGATAAATGGAATCGGTATCAGAAGCAATAACATAATCAATCTCCTCCGTTTTTAATACCTTATTAAGGTATGTGTTCATTTTGTTTTCGATCCACCTGATTGAAACTTGTCCTGACAGGGTGATTGCTTCAGCGTTCGCAAGATTGTAATATCTGAAGTACTGGTTACCGATAGCACCGTAGGCAGAATTAAGTTGGATCTTTCTGGCCATCTGGATGTTATTAAATCTAGCAATGTCTTTTTGGAGTTGTTCGGTGGGGTTTTGCTCATACTCTTGCTTAGCCTTAAGCATATGCTTTTTATATATTGTTCGTTCATCATAGATCCGCTGCATAATCTCTGGCAGGAATCCATGTATATCCTTACGGTACTGTGCTCCGTTAGCACACAAACAATAGGAACCAGGTTCGACCTCCCGATTCAATAACTTATCAACCGTTACACCTGGAAATCTCTCCTCAACTAATGTCTCTGGAGAGATATTATATTGCATAATCAAGTGAGGGTACAGTGAGTTCAAATCAAAACTCACTACCCAATCATAAACACCAGGCTTAGGTTCCTTAACGTATGCACCTGCATACTTATCATCCTTCTTCGTTGAAGTCCTAGGAGGAACAACAACACCTCTCTTCTTCAGGTCATTATAGATGAGGGTATCCCACATCCTTACCTGACTATACACATCACTCAGATTAACCTTAGCGTCGTATGCAAGGGTGAGACCCAACTCAATCAGTTTCATCTTGTCTTCCAAACGGTCAACAAGATTAACGTCTTGAATATTGTACTCAACAAACCGTTGCCAGTCTGAAGTATAGAAGTCTTTAAAGTTTTCAAACTGAGAGTGATCCAACTTATTCTGACCTAGTTCCACATAAGCAATGTGATCTAGACGATAAGACTCCTGATTAGTATAGGTGAACTTTTGATATAGATCCAGATAGTCAAGGATCGTCACCCCTGCGATCTCGTAAGCAAGATTATCTCTACCTCTAATCTTTATTTCACGCATGTCCACCTTTTTCCAAGGTGACAATGCCTTCACCCACTTCTCACCCAACACACGGTCAACACGTCGGCAGATATAAGGAATATCATATAAGTTACAGTTCCAACCCGTGATAACATCAGGGGTATTCTGTGCCCACCAGTCTATAAAGTCCTTGAGCATTTCCTGCTCAGTCCAAAAGACACGATACTCAGTATCCTTGGGAGAATACTCCCTAGTACCCCAAGTAATCGTCTTCTTGCTATTCACATCCTTCATGGTTATGCAAAGCATTTCCTCAGCGGATGCCTGAACATCAGGAAATCCA